ACGCGCTCGTCCATGTTCAGTCCTTCTTGTTTCGCGCAGAGATGGCACTAGCCTTCGCACGCGCATCCTCTTTGCTCGACGCACCCCACGCACGCAGCGCGAGAGCGAGGCGGGTAGGCTTGCCGTTCTTCTCCATCGGGCCTGCCATGTTGCCCATGCGTGCGAGGAACGAGGCGCGGCGAGGATTATCGCCGCCCTTCACCGGAGGCTTGAGGGTGCCGCCCGTCTCACGCTTGTACGATGCGCGACCAGCGGCGTTGAGGCCACCCTTCGGGTTCTTGCCTTCCTTACGCTGCCACGCTGCGCTCATCAGTAACCCTTTTTCTCTGGTTTAGCGGTCTTGGCGCTTTCGCGGAACGCCTTTGCGGTCGGCGCACCAGCCTCTCCGGGCTTACGCATCCTTTCGCCGGAGCCAGCCTTGATGCGCTCCTGTTTGGCTAGGATGTTGGCGTAGAGTCCGGGCTTGCGGTTCATTTGCTGAACAACCCAACTGCGAGAACAGCAGCGCCTGCACCCGTCGTGACCTTCCACGGGCCGGTAGCCGCGTTGAGGCCAAGTTCGAGGCTATACACACCGATGGGCGTGTTGGCAGGGATGGCAAGCACGGTCGTGCTGCCGTCGATGATGCTGACGGTCGAACTCACAGCCGTGGATACCGTCACCACGATGCGATGCAGGTAGTCGTTTGCTGCGCCATTGGTGCCAAGCACCTGCGCGGTCTGCGAGGCGGCGACCGTCTCGTAGGGGTACTGATACGGAAGATTAACGCCACTCATATTCGCGCCCTCCTTGAGACGCTGCGCTCATGCACTTGCCACATATCGTTAAGGGTGACTTCGTTCTGCGGCCCAACGATAAGCACCTTGCCCTCTAACGGCTTTTGCGCGGCAGGCTCTTGCCTCCACGCAACTGCCAACATACGGAAAGCGTCGGCAGGGTGTGATGTCCAATCATGTCGGGGTGATGCCCTGAACGCTTTCTTGTCCTCATCATACTCTCGTTGATATTGGCGTAAAGCCTCTATCCCGTCGCCACATTTTACGGAATTGAACCAAGTTCGGGGCAACATTTGGCGAACTGCTTGGATTCCGTCTTGTAAGCCAATGTTAGGAACGACCGACAGATTGGCTATCCCGAGGTGGTCAGCCAACTGCTCGACGATGCTGCGACCCGTCTGCAGGCTCTTTGCCCGAGCGTCATGCGGGAGGTAATGCTTGGCATACCGATAACCTTTGTTAACGACTACCTCTGCGATAGCGCGGATGTCTGCACCCGAGATGGCGAAGAAGTCGATGACGCGCACCTCGCCGCTGATGACCTGATACCAAAAAATCGCCGTATCGTCTCGATACCCCAAGTCCCACGCCGTGTATACGGGGTGACCGGAGTCGTGCCGCACATCTGGGTTGATGCGCCCCTGACTATCTGCCTGTCGCATCTCTGTGCCGTAGAACGCGCCGAGGATAGCCGCCTCGAAACTGCACTCGTACTCTTGGAGATACTGGTCTTCCGACAACTGCGCCTTTGCTGCGTTGAGTTCGCCCTGCGGTAGCAGCCCTGATTGGCTAGCAGGCAGGCGTAGCAGGAACCACTCATCGGGCAGGCGTTGGGCAGTCTCGTAGATGTCCCAGAACTGGTTCTTGCCCTTCGGCGTACCGGCAAACACAGCCCACCCCTGCTTATCCGATAGGGCTGGGCGTATGACATTGCCGAACACGCTGGGCTTGAAGTCGCCGTACTCGTCTAGGTAGATACCGCTGAACCCGAGGCCGCGCATAGCATCTGCGTTGTCGGCTCCGAACAGGCTAACCTTCGCGCCGTTAACCAGCGTCAGGGTCATCTGCGCTTCGTTTGCGTCCTTGATGAGCGGTTCGGCGAAGTATTTGAAGTAGTCCCATGCAATGCGCCGCGCCTGATTCTGGTACGGGGCAACATAGCCAAACAGGCCGTTCGGCCCGGAGTACATGAAGGCTGCGCGGATGATGTCGTTAACCGCTGCGACAGTTTTTCCTGCTCTTCTGTGCGCGACGAGGCACCCCCAGCGTTTGGTGCGCTCATGGAACGGCAGGAAGGCTTTGCGGGGCGTATACGGCAGCAGGACGCGCTGCTTCACTCGGGCTTGCCCCATGTCGCTTCGATTTGAATCTTGCCGCCCTCTGGGCCGCTGTGTTCGTGGCGTGCAAGTTTAGGCACATGGTATTCGAGCAAGTCGCTGAAGCACTTGAACGCAGCCTCTGCGCCCTTCTCTTGGTGTATCTCGTCGAGCCAGCCCTGCAAGCGGTCTGCGTTGCCATCTACGAAACGAGAAATGGCCTCCCTTGCTGCTTGGGTTGACTTGTTCGGGCTTCCTTTGGGGCGACCTGCTGGCATACCGTGGTTAATATATCTCGATTGTTTATCTAATGAAACTATCTTTGCCGCTGTTGCCCTGGGTTAACTTACTTGCGCTCCAGTATCTTGACCTTCTTTTCCTCGCCGGGAAACACGACGAAGTTGCGGGTACCGGTGGCGCTCTGACCACGACTACGACTACCTGCGTCTAAATACTTGATGCCGGGGATACTGGCGTTTTGTAATTTTTCCGATGCTGTAACTTTCAACGGTTTTTCAGGTGATTCTCTCCCGCCGCGCTGAAGATGAATTCGATACAAATATTCTCCCGTCCAATTTTTCCATTTGCTTTCGTCAGGCGCATCTGGCATGGCGCGTATAGCGGCTTTTACAAACTCTGATTGCTCATTTAACGGTTTTTCCCAATCCAGCATACGGTCAATCATGTCGTCGGGGAGGTCGGCTTTGTATAAAGAACCGCTTTGATTCCGAAGCGCGTCGTAATTCTTTTCAAGGTAATCAGCGGCTTTTTGCCCAAATCGGTCATTTGGGTCACGCCGCAAAATGGCAAGTTTTTCTGCAAGCGTTTCCCCAAACAACGGGTCTTGCGCGTATTGCCGTGCCGTTGATACAAATGCAGGGTCGTTCTTGTCAACTCCTGCCGTTTTGTATGACTTAGCAACCTCTGGGTTTTCAGCGTAATACACGCCATGCCCGAAAGCCTGCTCTCCCTCGCCCGTGCCTATCTTAGATGCGTCAAACTCGCCTAACGGATTAGCCTCGGTCGGCTCAAAGCGATGCGGTGTACCGTGGTAAACATCCAATTCCAGAACGGGAGCGGTTCGGCGTAGCGCGGCGGCTATCCGCATAGGGTCAATAAATGAGCCTGCGTATTCTCCTGCCGCCCTTGGGCTGGTCGTCGCTTCCTGTGCGCGGTCTATCTCGCCCCGCACAATTGCCTTGCCCGTCTGGATAGGCTGCGTGACGATTGCCCTGCCGATAGTGCCGAGGTCTTGCGCGGCTTGGTCAAGGCGTGGGGTTGGGCGGGAGGCGGCTTCGCTGAACTCTGCCGTCGTCATGCGCCCGATGTTGGGGTCGCTCGTCAGGGCTTCGTAGGCGAGTCCACCGACATCCCGTGCACGGTCTGCGAGGGTATCGACTACCCCGCCACCGAAGTCAGCGGCACGGTCGCGCATCTGCTGGAGGTATTGCAGCGCAGCAGCAATCCGCGGCGGTTCCGCTTTCTTCGCCATTATTCGAGGTTTTCGAGTTTGTACTTGAGGCTCGTCACGCCATCCACAACCGCGTCAAACAGGTTAACAAGGTCGGAGTCTTTCGGGAGTGAGCCTTTGATTTCGTCGAGGAAGGTCAGCAGCCCCTTCACATACGCCTTCGGGTTGCTGTTCTTGTGGAACTCGACATCGTAGCCCGTGATGATTGAATACCTACCCTGATAGGCTTCTGCATATTTATCCACAAGACCGGGAATGGCCTCGTAGTATTCCGCAAGCGCCATGTGCTGCGCGAAAGACTTGGTGGCGAGGTGTTGAAGGTGCGTAATGGTCGCGCTGTGGAACATGGTTCCGACAAAAAGCGCAGCGGTTTTTTCGTGCGAAGCCATGACTCTCCCCTATGGTACGATGATGCTAGACCCCTACAGGGAAGGATGCAAGCATGACTACTATCTCCGACGAGTACCGCGCCCAGCAGGTTGAACTGCACATGAATCCGAACTACGGCGTTGCTTCCATTGCCTTTGCGCCCATCGTTGCAAAGTTAATCGTGGATAACGGCATCAAGTCGTTGTCCGACTACGGTGCTGGCAAGAAGAACCTGCAACGCGCCCTTGAGCCTGCGGGTATCTCGATTGATTACTACCCCTATGACCCAGCCTTCCCGTCCTACGGGCCTCCCGTAGAGGCTGATATGGTCTGCTGCATTGATGTCCTAGAACACATCGAACCTGACCGGCTCGACGCGGTGTTGGATGACCTCGCCCGTATCATGCCCCGGTTGGGTTTCTTCAGCGTCCACACGGGGGCGGCTGGCAAGACCCTTTCGGACGGCAGGAACGCCCACCTCATCCAAGAGCCTGCACGCTATTGGCTCCCCCGGCTCTGTACGCGGTTTCATATCCACCATTTACAGCACCATCAACTCATGGGTCAGGGTTTCTGGGTCGTCGTCAGCCGCGTCTGAAGCCACGCAACCGTTTCGGCAGGGTCACGGGCTAGGTACCACATACCCAAAGGCTCAAACGCCTCCTTAAAGCGTTCCTGACCCTTTCGCAGTTTGCCGGTCGGGGTTTTGATTTCGAGGAACGCGGCAAAGCCGGGGGCCGTAACCAATTTGTCGGGTACGCCTTGCCCTGCCAGCCCGAGGTCATAGACCGTAAACCCTGCGGCTCTGACGGCTTCGGTGATGGCGGCATCATTCGCATCCCGTCGTGCTGCGTACCGCATCAAGGTTGCCCGTCGGCGTACTCATACCAAAGCCGATACGCCGTGATGAATTCGTCTACGCCCTCGCCGAGCATGATGGGTTTGCCGTAGGGCGGGATAAAGTAAAAACTGTTGATGTGCAACCCGTCGTCCGTGTCGCCGCGCACCACCCACACTTGAAACCCCGGCGTGCCTGCAAGTGCCTGTAGGGTTCGGCGTAACCCCTCGGACATCGACTCGCCCTGACGCTTCCATTCGAGTACAAGGAACTTGCCCTTGCGCTCGATAATTCCGTCGATGTTGCAGGGACAGGCTTTTGGGTTGTTCGGGAGTAGACCGAGGAACGCGCCGTAATCGATATGCGGCGCATTCTTGTTCCTCATTAACCGCTCAAACTCCACGGCGTTTCGCGTCGAACATGGCGCGTTGTGGCGATACCCAACCCACCTTGGTCTTAACCCAACCGCGTGACCGCAGCAGTTCCTCACCACCGCACGCGCCGCTGCGATGCTGGAGGATGCTCGATGCGCCGAAGAACTTCTGACCGCATTGTTTGCAGGTACGGGTCATCGCGGCACCTCCTTTGTGCCTTGCAGGATGCAGACAGACCGGGCTTTCTTGGCAACCGTGCTGTGCCGCGTACACCAGTCGGCGTAGCGTGTTCCTGTTGCGCCTTTGTTGTGATACACGCAGCCTTTGCAATGCGGGGTCACGGCTGCACCTCCTGCCGCTCTTTGAGCCGTGCAATACCACGCGGGCCGAACAAACAAAACACCATCGTCCGGAGATGCGGGTTGTCCAACACATCCTTCGCAGGCGCATCACGCAGGTGCATTGCAACGACACCACGGAGCCATTCCATGCGCTCGGCTGTATCTGCGCCCTCCTCGACGGTGTACCGCGCCCAGAGCGCATCGCAAAGTTTTAATCGGTTTATCGGGGTTGGCTCCTGCTTGTCCCAGCCTCTACTGGCACGGTCTTGCGCGGCGATGAACATCGCATCGTCCGCTGCACGCTGCTCCGGTGACTTCTGGGGGCGGTCGGGCTTCTTCTTGTCCTTGAGTTCGAACAAACCCTGCCATTGGTTGCTGATGCTCTGGTTAACCACAGCATCTTGGTCAGCGCCGTATCGCGATAACTTCAGTTTCATCGCGTGTTCGCTGGCGGTCTTGATGGGCTTGCGGATGGCAACGCGGTAGGCAACCCATCGTTCCCATGCTGTTTGGTCAAGTTCGTTCATAAAAACCTCTCTGTGGTTTTGCAGGGTTAAACGGTGATGGACAGTCTGCACAACTGGTGCGCGGGGATGCTCACGATGTAATCGTTACCGTAGTAGTCGTAAACGCATTGGCGAATCTGACCGTTGACATACTCGCGCTTAAGGAAAATGGTTGCGGCCTCGGCGCTCGTGGCAGTTAGGGCAAGGGCAACAAGGGCGGTTAACTTCTTCATGTCAGTCTCCGTAATTGATGACAGAACAAACATACTCGTTAACGGAGGTGAACGCAACAAGTTTAGTTTAGATTGTCTTGGGCCGCCAATCGGTAGTGTCCCAATTGCCTTTTCCGTGGTTGCATTCTTCGCAAAGCACTTGGAGATTGTTGAAATCTAGCGCAAGTTCTGGGTGCGTTAATCTTGGTTTGATGTGGTCAACGCAAATCATCGCTCCATCTTCGTCTGGCGTTGCGCCGCAGCACATACACCGAGGCTCAAATTTGACCAGTACCTGCATTCGCAGTTTGCGCCATTCGTAAGTTTTTAAAAAATCCTTTGACGCTAAAAATTGCGCGTCAATGTTCTTGCGGCGTTTTGCGGTTTCGCGGGATTTTTTTAGTTTGCGCCTTTTTTCCTTCGCTTCTGCGGTGCGCGTAAACTTCTGCATTACCGTTTTGTGTTCGTCAAGGTAAATTGCATCACTTTCGTTTTGATGCTTTGGGCGAGTTTTGTGTTGTTGCTGCAAGTGCCACACAGCAAGCGTGATTGGTGACTCACCAGACACTAACCCGTGTCCTCTGATTTCTCTTACATACCTTGCCGATAGACTTACCCTGTATCTATCCGACATCAAGTCATTCACCCTTTTCCTGACTTCAGGTTTCATCCTCTTAACCCCTAATGCTCGGAAGCCCGGGAATGACCCCCCTACCCCCCTTAAATCGGAAGGTAGTGAGGTCATGCCTAAATGCCCGTATAGCCACGGTTGTTTAGACCCGCTGGACTTTGGTAAGCGATGTCCAGCCTGCTCCAAAAGAACAGCCCTTCGCCGACAGATTTAACCCATGTCGAGGGGCTGCGTGGTGGGGTGCTTGACACGACTAGAACAGTCGTTCAGAATTCCATCACGCTCGAATAGCCTCGCAAGCGTAAGGGCATCCCCCCGCCCGCGTCAAGCCCTCCTCAACGGAGGGTTTGTCGTTTAAGGGTTGGCGTCCGGGATAGTCCAATACAGTCCGGTCGCACAGGAAGCCGCACCAGAACGATTCTGGCGGCTTTACAGCAGGGCTATGGGTTACCCTTGGGTGGCCGTGGAATCGGCTGCAATCGGCGGGGTCGAGGCTTCCAGAGCCTTCCATTGCCATACCCGCATCGCAGGCAGACGACCTGCCTTGACCCACCGGCTGACGGCAGGCTTGGACACCCCGAGTTTCCGGGCGAGTTCGGCCTTGCGGCCCCCTACTGCGTCGAGTGCGGTCTGAATGTCCATGCCGCGCAAGTTAACGCCCGTGAAAATAATTGCAAGGGGGGTGTTGACATACCCGTAACCTGTGTTAACCTATCCCTCGTTGATAGATACAACCGCATCCACAGAAAGGAGCAGACAAATGAGCCAGCCCTACAAGTTCACAGCCGAGCGTGTTGTCTACGACACGACCTTTGAGGCCGAAGTTGCCGAAGGTTTATGGTTTATGGTCGGTGCGTGCATCGACCACGGCGACAATGTAAATCGCTGCGACCTCGTTGAAATCAAACTGCCGTCCGGCGAGTTCCAAGTTCTCGGGGAACCGATTAGTTGGATGGACGATGACCTTTGCGACCGCGCCGTTGAGCAGCACCAAGAAGCGTTGGCCGACTGGGCCGCTGAAGACCGGCTTGACCGCCGCCGTTCGTGGCAGGAGGGTCTGTGAACATCTGGGAAGAACTTGCTGGCCTTGAGTGCCGCATCACCGACAAGGCGTTACGCGCTGCATGGGCGCTGATGGTGCAGACCCGCAGCCCCAAGGACTGCGCGTTGGTGCAAAAAATCGCGGAGGATGTGCCGGACGCATTTTTGTTTTGGAAACTAGCGTACCGCGCCGAGGAACTTGCAGACATCGAACAATCATTCAGACATTTGCTTGTAAAGGTGACGAAATGAAAACCATTGGTTTGTACCTTTTCTCGTTCGTCATGTTTGCCGCTCTCGCGTGGCTTGCCGTGAGGACATTCTGATGGACGATTGGCAACAGCAGCGGGAGTGCGAGGAACGCCGGTACTACACCGAACCAATCATTCTTACTTGGACGCAAGCCGACATCGACCGCCACAACGAATTGCGGCGCGAACTCAAACAGATGATTGAGGAGAACACGAAATGTCAGACCTTTTAAAAATTAATGTTAACGACCATGTTGAGAAAAAGGGCAACCTTACTTATTTGAGTTGGGCATGGGCGTGGGCTGAAGTGCTAAAGATTGACCCCGGCGCACAATGGACGGCACATGAGTGGGACAACAGTCCTGTGATGTACCTGCGAAACGGCACGGCAATGGTTAAGGTCAGCGTCGAGATTAAGGGCAACATCAAAACTTGTTTGCTGCCTGTGATGGATAACAGAAACAGAGCAATCGTTGACCCAGATGCTTTTGCGGTAAACACCGCGACGATGCGTTGCCTGACAAAGGCGATTGCGATGCACGGTTTGGCTCTGTACATTTTTGCGGGTGAAGATTTGCCCGAGGGCGAAAAGGTTGAGCCTAACCTTGAGGTGTTGGCGCAGATTGCAGCAGCCGCTGACCAGCCCACGCTGCTTACGCTTTTTAAGTCACTTGACGCTGCCACCCGCGCAACGCACATGGATGCTTTCAGCGCACGCAAAAAGGAGTTGACATGAATTCTCTATTTGACCGAGCAATTATTATTTTGCAAGCCCTGCCTGCCGTCAAGTTCGTAATTGTATTGCCTGACGGCACAAAATATACGCAGGGTGATTTGCAACTGGAAACAGCAAAACGCAAACGCCGAAACTTGAAATATCCGATGGGAAGCGTAGCCCTGCATTACAAGCCATACATTGCAAGTTTGCAGCCTAAAGGATTGATTGAAATTCCTTTTGATATGTTTGACGGTGAATCTCTGCGGAGCGGCATTGCCTCGCATTGTGTCGCAATCTGGGGTAAAGGTTCTGTTTTGACTTCAATAAACCGCAGCAAGCGATGCGTTGAAGTATTGAGGCTTGCTTGATGGAACAGCGTACTGACGAATGGTTTGCCGCACGCATTGGCAAGGTCACGGCATCGCGTGTTGCTGATGTCATCGCCAAGACCAAGAGCGGGTATGGCGCAGGTCGCGCTAACTACCTTGCCGACCTTGTGGTGGAGCGCCTCACGGGTCAGAAGGCGCAAGGGTTTAGTAACGCCGCGATGGAATGGGGTACCCAGACCGAGCCGCAAGCCAGAGCCGCGTACAGCGCCAAGACGGGCATCTTGGTTGAGGAGGTAGGGTTTATCGACCACCCGACCGTGGCAATGTCTGGAGCCAGCCCTGACGGGTTTGCCGAGGAAGGTTTGATTGAGGTCAAGTGTCCGAACACCAGCACGATGCTGGAATTCATCCTCGACGGTAAGCCGCCCCAAAAGTATGTGACGCAGATGCAATGGCAGATGGCCTGCACCGGCAGACCGTGGTGCGACTTTGTGTCATTCGACCCGCGCCTCCCCGAGCGGTTGCAACTGTTAGTGGTTCGTGTCCCGCGTGACGATGCTTACATTGCCATGTTGGAAACCGAAGTAAAGAAATTCCTTGCGGAACTTGACGACAATCTCAACAAACTGGAGAAGGTAAGCCTGTGAACAAGCAATACGACAACAACATGACCGGCGTTTTGTTCAAAAACGATAAGAAGGGCAACGACAAGCGACCGGACTATCGCGGCTCTGCCGTCATCGACAATGTAGACCTCAACATCAGCGCATGGATTAAGCGCAGCCAAAAGACCGGCGATGCGTTCATGTCCCTGCGGTTTGAGGCCAAGGTTGCCGCACCGAAACGCGCCCCTGTGATGGACGAAACCCCGTTCGACGATGACAAGGACTTGCCGTTTTGAAACTCAAAATCTTCATTGGCTACGACAGCCGCGAGGATATCGCGTATGAGGTTGCACGCGCCTCCATCCTTGAACACATGGATGCCGAGGTGTTGGCGCTGCGACTGGATGACCTGCGTGAGATGGGGCTGTACTGGCGTGCGCCTGACCCCATGTCAGCGACGGAGTTTAGTTTTTCGCGGTTCCTCGTCCCTGCGCTCTGCAACTTTAGGGGTCGGGCGTTGTTCATGGATTGCGATTTTCTGGTTCGCAAGAGCCTCCAGTCGCTTTTCGAGTATTCCAACCCAGACATTGCGACATGGGTTGTTAAACACGATTACCGCCCGACTGCGTTGACCAAGATGGACGGTCAGGCACAGCGGGTCTATCCCCGCAAAAACTGGTCGTCGTTTATGTGGTTCAACTGCGAACACCCGATGACGCAAGGGTTAACGCCTGACATCGTAAACACAGAAACGGGAATGTATCTGCACCGATTTATGTGGGCTGCTGACAGGGTTATTGGTGAACTGCCGACGACATTCAACTACCTTGAGGGTTGGCACACACGGGCGCAGGTTCCTGACCCGACCTGTGTGCATTTTACCGAGGGTGGGCCGTGGTTCGACACCTACCAGAATGTCGAGTACGCGCACGAATGGAAACAGACCGCTGCGCGTGTGAGAGCATCCGAACGATGAAGCGTATCTTCCCGCGAGGCACCAGACCTGACGCGATGGCATCTGTCGTTGCGCGTATGGTGTCTAACCTTGACCCGCTTAAGACATGGGCGGTCGAGGTCACGGAATGGCGTAGGCCGCGCACCAACCAACAGAACAAGTTTCTGTGGGGCGTGGTGTATCCGTCCATCATCGAAGGTGGCGGGGAAGCGTTACGCGGATGGAATCGTGACGACTTGCACGATTACTTTCTGGGCGAGTGTTTTGGATGGGAGACGCTGGAGGGGTTTGGGCGTAAGCGTATGCGACCGCTCAAGCGTTCCTCGGCGCTCAACAAACAAGAGTTCAGCGACTACCTGTTGTTCCTTGAAACAAAGTGCATGGACATGGGTATCGTGATACCGGAGCCGTCGTATGAACCTGCGTAAAGAGGCGAGGGGCCGAGGCTGCATGGTGCGGATACCCGAGGTCTGCAACCACAACAGCGAAACCGTGGTGCTTTGTCACTACAGGCTTGCCGGGGTGTCCGGCATGGGGATGAAGTCCCCTGACCTTATCGGGGCGTGGGCGTGTTCCTCCTGCCACGATGCTATCGACCGCCGAGCGCACACAGACCTCGACCGCGACTATGTGCGTTTGCTGCATCTGGAGGGGATGGCGCGAACCCTCGCACAACTCAACAGGGAGGGACTACTGTGACCTTTATGGTAGACACCCCGTATGTCCCGGCGTACATCCGCAACGAATTCCTATATGACCACCAGACGGGCAGCGGGGAGTTTACCCCATGCACCATCTTCGGGTTCCGGGCTGAACCTGCCCGAGTACCCATGTTTAGCGTTATGACGGCCTGTGGGGCGCAATGGGCGAGGGTGCCTATCCATGCCCTTGTCAGCCGCCCATGCCCTCCAATGGCTTTAGAACTCGTCTGCTGGTGGGATTCCTTCAGCCGCCATGCCGAGGTGCGGGAAATGGAGTTCCTGCGGGGTCACCGCGTCCAAGCGAGGGGCAGGGACGGCGTATGGCGACCGGGCGTGTATGTGTTCAGCGTGTTTTGGCATCAGGGTGGATGGTCGGAGGTCAGCGACCAGAGCAAAGACCACCACATCATCCGGCTGGAGTCGGGGCCGCTGATTGCGTACCCCAACAACAAACTGCATTGGGTTGACCCGAGCCATCTTTCGGGTAACCCGCCAAGGGACTGGCAATCTCCCTCACAGTCTTACTCGGTGGAGGCACTATGGTCAGATGGCTTGTCGAATGGTTCAACAAAATAAACACGCGACGGCAGTACGAATGGAGCCGCGTACCGCCCCCTAACTGGCGATGCAGCCGGGGCTACCGCGACACTTGGTAAACGATTGGCGAGTCGTCTAAAGGTCGGACAACGGACTTTGACTCCGTGAATGAAGGTTCGATTCCTTCCTCGCCATCACACCTTGCGCTCGAAGTGCGGCACATCCTTGAACGACTTCCAAAATCCACCCCATTGGTTCTTCGGGTTCAGACTCTGCCAATACTCACCGACCGGGGTGAGCGCAGGGATGTCGTAAGTAAGTTTGCCGTCGCGGAAGAAATTGAGGTCGATGGCGCATCGCTTGAGGTGGATGCTGTTCATCGTCTTGGAGCGACCCGTCTTCACATAGATGGCCTGCTGCTCCGGGGTGCGTGCAAGTTCGCCGCCCGTGACGACAAAGCCCAACTCGGTAGCCTTGTTGATGAGTTTGGCGACATCCAGCAGGAACGCCGCCTGTTCTGCTACTAGGCTCACTTGATGGCCTCCTTGAGTGCGTCGGTCTTGTCCTTGCTGCTCTGGCTAGAACCAAAGTAGTAACTGACGATTTGACTGGCAATGGCAGACAGCACGCCGAGGACATAGATGAGGATGTCCTTGCGGCTTGCCTCGACCGGGGTATCGTCGAACATGACCACGCCGAAGAGGACAAAGGTCAACAGCAGAATAGACAACGCGAGAACGGGGGTAACAATCTTGTTGATGAGCGGAGCCTTGTCGGAGTTTGCAATCTGCACCTCACGCTCCCGAGCATCGTTTGTATCCTTCAGCCGCGCTTGCAGTTCTGCGAGGTCAAGTTTGTCTTCCTCCAGACGCAACTTCAGCAGTTCTTCCTCATGCTCCATCTGGGCGATTTGAATCTTCGCCAAGTCCTCGCTGGACATATCCGGCTTCAGTTCTACGCCCAACTTTTCCTCGACCACCTTCTTGCCCTTTGCCATGACGGCGTTGGCAACGAGGTTGAGGCCGTTGGAGAGCAACGGTTGGATGATGGGCAACAAGGCTGCGGGAATCATTTCTTCGCCCTCACAGTATCGTCACCCTTGGTCACGGTCACATGGTCGCCTTCGACATCGACACGCATGGGCTGCTCCTTTCGGTCAAGTTTATCCAGTTTGCCGATGAGTTCCTTTATGACTCCGAACTCTGGCTTTTCTTCCTTCACCGTAGCACCGGCAATGCCGTTGAGCATGGAGATGAGCGCGGTCAGCGAGGCACCGAGCAATCCCATAACGGCTGCAATCTTTTCGCTGTCAAGGGCGAGGCTGGACAGTACGCCAATCACCACGATGACCGTGATGTAGGACAAGCCATGCTTACCGATAGCCTTACCGGCTACATCCTTTGCGCTGCTGTTGGCTTCAAGACGCTGAAGTTCAGCCTTGATTTGTACCTTGAGCAGTTGGATATCTTCGCTCACTTGACCGTCTCCAAGAACATCATGGTCACCGTGCCAAACGCAGTCAGCAGGATAAGGATGATGGTTCCACCAACCTTGACCAACAGGTTCTCCATCCGCTTCAGACGCGCATGGATGGCCTCGTACCTGACCGCGCACACTTCCTCGTGCGTAGACAGTCGAGCATCGGTGGCATCAATGGTGGACATCACACAGCCCACGGAAGCGGAGGCGTTTGCACCGTCGGCGCAATCTGCTCTTGAATCTGCGCTTCGACCGCAGCCTGTGTCGCGTCCTTGTCCACGCCGTTGGCATAAATCCAGCCAAGCACTTGGTCTTGCGTGAGGTCAGCATACGGGGTGAATGACCCCTCTGGAGCCGGTACGCTGCAAGTGCTGTAGACGCTGCCGTAGGTGTCTGCAAAGACCCCAGAGCAAGTCCAATGCACGGTGAAAACGACATCGTTGTGACCGCC